GTACCCATGAAAAGAGAGTGGCCCTTGGTGAGTATATCTCCATGATGTTATCACCTGAGTATCGCCAACACGAACGACATGTATTCATGGCGGCGAAACACGAACTCGAAAACATTGAGAAAACTGTTACCAAAACTGGCACTTGCCCAGGAACAGGTAAGCAGATAACTCATACTGCTTCAGTGAACGAGCCACACTATATGAGTCGACTGAGCGAATCATACTGGAGTATGTAATTGAACAAGGTTGAAATACTTAAATGGGTGGCGACAGTCACCCTCATTGTAGGGTTTGGACTAATGAGTGCCTTTAAGGAATACTTGTGATGTTGCATTATATATACAAATATTGGCTCCCTAATGAGGAGTATGTAGAACAGTATGCCGATATGGCTACAGAGAAAACAGATGTTGAATTGTTTAATGAGATTGATGACAAAGCTTACGATGAAGCCATTGATCTCTGGAACCAGGACTTTCCACAGTTCAAACACCTATCTAAACGACAATTCCTTGAACATATGTGGGTATGGACCGCACTAGAGAACGCACCGGACGGCTACAGGTGAGATTCCTGGGCTGTCCTATTTTAACTGAAGTATTACGGGGACGCCTACAAAGTATCCCACACTTTCCTATGTGTCTCTATGACCCCCTATATGAACCTCAAAGATTACCATCATGAAACACAAAAACATACACAGAAAAACATATAAAGTCGTATTCTACGGAATGTTAGTGAATTATCCTCTAAACATACTTATAGTATGGTTTCTATTGGATATACTACATCTAAAGAATCCTATATTGATTGGTACATGTTCCTCATTTTTGTTTATGATAGCAGCTTATATAAGAGTTTTTATCATACTTTATAGAGATGAGCAGAAAGTTTTGGAAAAAGATTGCTAAGTGGTTGATTTTATTACATATTTAGTTCAAAAAAAGTTGTACAAAGTATGTAGTTTTGTGGTATAATGTATACATTGATGAATAATAAACCGAAGGTGAATATATGAAATATGATACTTGTTATAATGTAAGAAGAAAAATGGAAAAGAAAACGACCAATTGGGTCCATGATAACTTTCATTGGATATGGAGTTGGTGTGTAGGTTTGATTGTACTATTTGGTACTGTCAATATTATTCAAATGATTATGGAGATCTTTGTATGAGGAGAGAGTACGTCATAAAAAGTAGAGTAGCTACATTGATTGTTTGGTCACTTATGGAGGATACTTATGTTACGATATAATGTCATATTGGACTTTGTAAAAGCAGGGATGGCGATGATGTTATGTTTGGCTTGACACGAGAAGAAGCCATTCAAATAGTTGAACAGTGGAAAAAGAATAAACACTCGACGTATACACAGGATCTTGTTTGTAGTGTCATGTTAAAGTATAAAGGAGACGATATGAACGAGATTGTGGAACCTTATGAAGCATGGATAAGTGCGGGTAGACCTATGGACAAAGTTCTTGTCGATAAGTGGTATAGTAAATTTACAGTCAGAGAGAGTACGCTTGAAGACTTTTTCGGTTGAGAAACTTTTTCCCTCTCACGTATTCAGTATGAAACTGGACTTGGACCTGGTGGTCCGAGATGGCAGAAATCGTACGATAAGTAACGTTGGGGGACTTCAATTCGAGCAGTCGTTCCCGACACTCAATAAAGAGGTCGAGGCATATATGCATTTGATTATGGGTTACCTCGGCGTACATATGTCGACCAGTAAAGTCGTAAACTCGTGGGTAAACATCAATCAAAGAGGACATTGGAACAAACCTCATATACACCCAGGTTCTTTCTACTCAGCAGTGTATTTTATTGCTGGTCATGAGGCTTGTGGGGATCTTGTGTTACTGAACGGACACAATAACATTGCAGGTGTGTCACCTTACGCACCTAAACTTCGAGCCGAACATCGTTTGAAACCATTACCTGGTATGCTTTACATGTTTCCAAGTGGCCAGAGTCACATGGTCGAACCGAACAATACAGATACGCCTCGGATCAGTGTTGCACTGAATATAGTAACAGAAAGTTCGATTGAACATCGGTTACCAGGTAATCATACACACAAAGAAACACACACTCAGTTCTACAAAGATGAGATTTAACGACTACATAGGTATTCTTGATGACACCCTACCTGCCGTGGTGTGTGAGGATATGATAAAGTGGTTCGAGTTACACAAGACTGGAGCAAAGCTTGAAAAGAATAACTCACGAGAGTTCTGGGGTATTTGCCGACCAAGTCAAGCAAAGGACTTTGAGAATATGGAGAAAGCTCTTCAGTATAATCTTCGGAAGGCATGGACAATTTACCTTGACAAATACACAGAAGCACCTAAGAATTGGGAACACTTTGATCTGAATTGGAAACTACATAAAGTGGTACCTGGACAGAGAGGTTTTAATGGATGGCATTACGAACACGGACCTCAGACATTTGCATTACCTAGGTATCTGGTGTGGATGATCTACCTCAACGATGTAGAGGACGGATATACAGAGTTTCTCTATCAAGATGTAGCAGTACAACCTAGACAAGGACGATGTGTGATATGGCCTGCAAGCTGGACACACCCGCATCGTGGAACAATAAATTCAACAAACAAATATATAGCAACAGGATGGTGGAAATATGGACCCTTTAAACACTCCAACACGTTTTAACGTATTAAAAGAGGTGACAGATTGGGAATATCCTAGTCATACATACGTAACGATAAATCGTAATCAGAAGTGTGTAGGATACTACAAAAATAATGTAGAACCTTATATTGAATTTAAGAAAGCCTTGCCGTTCAATACATCAAGGCGTAAGTTTGAATCAGATAAACAAAGAGAGGCGTTATGGAACTCAAATATATAGTGGAATTTGTTGATCATGGTTATCAGAAAAGATATGTAAGTCTACGTAAAGCAAGGGCAGAAGCTCTCATGACTGGCTTTCCTTATGTCATCTATGAGGTAGAGGTATGGCGACTTAAGAAAGTAGAGGAAAGATTATAAATAGAGGTATGCATGGATTTAAGGAATATGTAACAGAAATGGCAGCTCAACAAGGATTTCAATATGAAAAGAATGCAGCTACGGCCTTAAAAAAGCTTAATGCTGTACCTAAAAATTTCACCCCTGCTGGAGCAGGTAAAGATGTACCTGATCTAATGTTACAGAAAGGTAAACTTACGGCAGGTTGTGAACTTAAAATTAGTGCTGCCTCTGCTGGATCACTTGTACTTAAGTTTGAGGATAAAAAAGGTTGGCATTTTGGTGAGGTAGATAAAGCTGATGATGAAAAAATATTCATCAGAGACCTTGCAATGGAGGTAGGTCTTTTTGATCTGATTAAGAAAACATGGAAGGAATTACCTCTCAAAGGATCTACAAATAAGGAATTATTAAATCAAACAAAAGATTTGACCAAGCGAGAAAAGTATGAAAGGGATAAGGCAGCATTTCCTGATATTAAAGGTACAATTCCAGCAACAAAGATAGAACAATACTATAATAAAAAGAAAACATATTATGTGAATGTAGGAACACACGGCTTTTATCTTTTGGGTAGAAAAAATCCACTTGGCTTTAAAGGTATACCTGAGTTTGGTAGAAAAGCCATAGCAAAATTTAGATGTCGGGTTCAGTACAAAGGCAATGATAACTATCAATTTACATTTGAAATGAATTTTACAATATCATCAGCAAATAAGTCGCCCTACAACATCGCACCTTTGCCCAATGCAAAAAATGTAACCGTAGGTAAAATAAACCTTGATTGGTGGGATTTATAGCAGCATGATTGATATAAATAAAAGGGAGAACATTATTTCTCAATTTTATAAAGGCTCCTAATAATGGCACAATACGGAATACATGATCAGCGCTTCCCAAACAGCAATCGTAAGCTGTTTGAAGTACAAATGCAAGCTGATAGATATGGCAATATTATTAATCCGAGTGCTGCTGCCACTTCAGTATTTGGTGAACCAATATCGGCTCAACTTACACCTGTTATTCAATTAGATAGTCTTTATGGATTTGATCCAAGAGAGTTTCAATTATTCTCTTCAGCAGGTGGTTCGTATGAAAACACGGGCACATTATTTAAATGCCATACAGGTACTAGTGCTTATGGGTATGGTGTTATTAGATCTAATCGTCTTCTTCGTTATCGACCTGGTCAAGGTGCCATGTGTCGATTTACTGCATCTTATGACAACCCACAAGCTGATGTAACACTTCGTGCTGGATTCTTTGCACAAGAACAAGCTCTTAACATTGGTTATAATGGTACTCAGTTTGGTGTACTCAGACAGAATGGTGGTAAAGCTCATATTCATGAGTTTACTATTACAGGTGGTGGAACTGGTACAGCAAACATCACACTTAATGGTGTAACAACAAACGTTGCTATTGCTTCATCTGATACTCAGGTTGTTGCAACAACTATCGCTGCTGCATCATTTACTGGATGGACGGTAGAGCAATGTGATAACAAAGTAAGGTTCTTGTCTGACTCAGTTGGTCCTCTTGCTGGTGCATTTACATACGGTGGCACTGGTAGTGCTACTCTTGCCGTTCTTCAGACAGGCGTAGCACATACAACAAACTGGACGTATCAATCTGATTTTAATTTAGATAAGCTAGATGGTACTGGTCCAAGTGGTGTAACTATTGATACATCTAAACTTAACGTATTCCAAATACAATTTAGATGGTTAGGTGCAGGTGAAATACGATACGCCATAGAAGATCCATCAACAGGTGATGTGTTTCATTTCCATCATGAACACTACTCAAACAGAAACACAGACGTTCATTTAGATAACCCATCATTTAGAATTGGTTATATTGCTGCAAATCTTAGTTCGAGTACTATTACAGATGCTCATATAACTGGTGCTTCAATGATGGCAGCAATAGAAGGGTTAGAGCAAGACAACGCATTTACGACTGCATCTGGTACGTCAAAGACTTCTCTAGCGTCTGGTTCTACTCATCATCTCATTGGTATCAAAAATGCCACGATATATCGAGATAAGATCAATCTAAGACAAGTAAAGTTGAAAAGACTTGACATTGCAGCACAGTCAAACGATCCTCTTCAAATTTATATGATTATAAATGCTACAAAGAGTGCAACACAATCTTATGTAAAAGTTGCCGATTTTAGCTCTGTTATTCTCGATTCTGCTGATGGGACATATACAATTGCAAACGAGCATGTACTGGCTCAGTTCGTTGTTCCTGCTGGCGGCACTCTTAACGTAAACTTAGATAACCTTGAATCTACAATTCCGCCAGGAAGTGCCATAGATATTTGTGTGAGTTCTGGACAGTCCATTCAAAGTATTGTAACCGCTGTAACATGGATTGAAATATAATATATTAAGGTTTCAGCAGCATGTTATGTAAGCGAAGGACCCCAACCTGAAGGGTATCGACGAGGAAGAAAATGATTGATTTTAGAGAATATATAACAGAACAGAAAAACACTCACATGCAACATATTGAGGATTCTGTTTTATATGGTGGTGTAAAAGGTACAAGAGAAGCCATATTTGCTCTCATTGGTTTGAGAGATATGTTAGGTGGTAAAAAGAGTTCAGATGTTTCAGTCAAATGGGATGGTGCACCTGCTATATTTGCAGGTACCGATCCAAATGACGGAAAATTCTTTGTGGCAAAGAAGGGAATCTTCAACAAAAGTCCAAAGATATATAAAACTAATGCAGATGTTGATGCTGATACATCAGGTGATTTATCTGATAAGCTCAAAGAAGCATTAAAACTACTACCAAGTCTTGGAATTAAAGGTGTTGTACAAGGCGACTTCCTTTATTCTAAAAAAGACTTGAAAGTAGAAACAATTGGTGGTGAAAAATATTTAACTTTTCACCCCAATACAATCGTGTATGCTATACCAATGAATACACCGATGGCCAAAGATATTAAAGCGTCATCAATAGGTATTGTTTGGCATACATCATACACAGGCAAATCGTTTGAAAGTATGAAGGCATCGTACGGTGTGAATGTATCTGCTCTAAAGAAAAATAAAGCAGTATGGTCACAGGATGCAATGCTACGTGATTTGACTAAAGCTACATTAACTAAAAGTGAAACGGAGACTATTAATGAATATCTTTCAGAAATTGGTAAACTTTTTCAGAGGATCGCAGGCAGCACCCTCAGAGAACTTGAATCCAAACCAGAGCTCGCAAAACTCATCGAGCAATTCAACAACACGTACGTCAGAAAAGGCCAAACCATCGGCAACCCGACAACGCACACGATCCAACTCCTCAGGTGGATCCAAACCAAATACCAAGGTGAAGCCGGACTCAGAAAAACCCAAGCGGGGAAGACGGCCCAGTACAAAAAGCTCCAAGAAATCATCAGCTTCTTCTCGCCGAAAAACAAAGGTAACCTCATAAGAATGTTTGAGCTACAAAGGCTCATCACTTTATGTAAATTAAGACTTATTTCAAAGCTGAATGAATTAAATAAAACAAAAACATTTGTTCGCACACCTAAAGGATACAAGGTAACAGGAGCCGAAGGCTTTGTTGCAATTGATAAATTAGGAAGTAATGCTTTAAAAATAGTTGATAGATTGGAATTTTCGTATAACAACTTTTCACCTAATGTATTGAAAGGTTGGCAAAAGGTATAAATGCAACTCACAAAATTTGGTATGTACATCCCTGATTGGGATATTGATAGAGCACACGAAATGTGGAATGTTGACACATATCAGGATGGATTTATTACTGATATAATGGAAAATATTCCTACTTCGGGTAGGAGAGTTGCACTTGATTTAGGTTCCAATGTTGGATACACAGCAATAAAACTTGCAGGATATTTTGATCAAGTATTTGCATTTGAGCCTTGTCCAGAGGTATATGAGTGTCTAGAAACAAATACAAAACCTTACTCTGATATTGTATGTCATAACGTTGCGATATGGAATACTACAGGTAGGGTAAAAATGAGAATGGGTAATGTATCTGGACACAGTCATATATCTCAGATAAAACAAGAACGTTATGTACCAGGTAGAGATAGACTTGTAAATATAACAACATTAAACAAGTATAAGTTTGATCGTATTGATTTTATCAAGATGGATATTCAGGGAGCAGAGCATGATGTTATTAAGTATCATAAGGATCTTTTAAGTAAACATAAACCTACTCTTGTAATTGAGGATATGAATAATATTGAAAATGTTAAGACACTTTTGTTAAACATAGGATACATATTGTGTTATAGGAGAAGAAAAGATTATATTTTTTTACATCATCAGAAAGTAATTAAAACTTTTGAATTACTTCCTTTACATTGGCGACATAAAGATGTATAAATAAAACCAGGTGGTGAAAGATATTAGTGACTAACACTTATCTTATTTGATTTGTAATACATTGGACTAAACCTTAGGAGAAAACATGTTAGGATTTAAAGAATTTAATCCAGTCGAGTATCGCCCAGGAGAGGACGATCAGGTTAATCATAATGCTATAAAAAGAAAGAAACAAGACGAAGCATTATCATTTGCCCAACGAAGAGCCAGAGCCAGGCTTATGAAACGTATTCAAGCTAAAGTAAAGCGCGGCCGAATGAAGGCCAAAATGCGAACAGCGGCTCCAGCAGTACTCAAAAGGAGAGCTGCAAAACAAGCTCGTAATCTCATCTTCAGAAAACTTTCAAAAGGTAAATCCAGATCAGAATTAGCACCTGCAAGAAGAGCAGAAATTGAGAAACGACTAGATAAAATGAAAGGTCGTATTCAAAAGATTGCTCTTCGTATTATTCCAAAGGTAAGAAAAATGGAATTGGCAAGAAAGCAGGGTAAAAAAGCAACAACAGATAAGAAAGCAGCGGCAGGAGCATAATGATTAATTCATTTAAACAATATCTTGTTGAGGCAGAACAAGAGGTTTTCATTACATTTGGTAGAGCCAATCCTCCAACCATTGGCCACCAAAAAGTATTTGATAAACTTGCAATGATGGCAGGTAGAAATCCTTATCGTATCTTTTTATCACAAACCCAAGACAATAAAAAGAATCCTTTATCATACTCAGATAAAATTAAGTTTGCAAGGAAAATGTTTCCTAAACATGCAAGAAATATTTTAATCAATAGAAAAATCAAGACAATACTAGATGCACTTGTTATATTAAACAAGGAAGGCTTTAATAGAGTTACAGTTGTTGTCGGCTCAGATCGAGTAAATGAGTTTGATGTTTTATTGAATAAGTATAACGGACAAAAAGCTAGACACGGCGTTTATAATTTTGAGCGAATCAATATTAAGTCTGCAGGCGAGAGAGACCCAGATGCAGATGACGTAACTGGTATGTCAGCTTCTAAGATGCGTAATGCAGCATCTGATAATGACTTTGTTACATTCGGACAAGGGTTACCTAAAACCACTTCGAATGCTGAAGCAAAGAAACTTTTCAACACGGTTCGTAAAGGACTCGGCCTTAAAGAGGAGGCCAACTTCAAGAACCATATTGAACTAGAGAAGGTATCAGATGTCAGAGAAGCTTACGTTAAAGGGAATTTATTTGAACTTGGCGACATAATAACAATAAAGAGCTCAGGTCAAGAGGGAATAGTTAGTTGGCTGGGGACTAACTACCTAGTTGTAGAATTAGGTGAAGGTAAGACATCTCGACAATGGATTGAAGCTGTTGAAAAGAAAAGTAAGGTTAGGAATCCAGAGGATCCTGATATAGGAGACAGACCTGGTTCACAACCTAAAGGTTATTATAAAGGTATTAAAAAGAAATCAACCAAGATTGCAAGAGCACAACATTTTGCAAAACATGGCAAGAAAGCAGATGATGATCCATCTGCATATAAACCTGCGCCAGGTGATGCTACTGCAAAAACAAAACCATCCAAGTATACAATTGCTTATAAAAAGAAATATGGAGAGGAAAATGTGAAAACATTTAAAGATTTTAAGGAGTCGGCTTTTACAGATAGGGCAAAGTCCAACATTGAAAAAGAAAAAGAAAAGGATAAGGTTAAACATGATAGGATGTTAGATCGTGCAAGAATAAGAGATGCCCAGGCAAAAAATAGGGAAACCGACCCTAATGTTGATGAAGGTAAAGCTGATAAGTCACTTGCAGACAAAGCAGCAAAATCTGGTATTTCAATTGGTACTTTAAGGAAAGTTTATAATCGTGGTGTTGCTGCTTGGAAAACAGGTCATAGACCTGGTACAACTCCTTCACAATGGGGTCACGGGCGAGTCAACAGCTATATCATGAAAGGTAAGACCTATTATACAGCTGATGCAGATCTTAGTGGAGAGAAGAGGAAGAAGTAATGGGTATAAACGAAAAATGTTGGCCAGGCTATAAACAAGTCGGATTAAAAAAGAAGGGCGACAGAATGGTACCCAACTGTGTTAAAGAGGTTGATGAAGAACAACAAGGAAAAGAAAGGATTTCATTAAAGAAGGGTATGGCACAAGCTCACGCTTCCTTAATGAAATTTAAAAAGTATTATGAACAATTGCCAGACGAAGGAACTGATGATGCAGTTAAATTGGCAAAACAAATTACACCAGGAGAAAAGTAATGGAGTTATTAGAAAAATTAAAAGTGTCCGATGGAATGGGAGCCTGGATAACGGATTTTCAAAAATCAGATGCTCCTCAATTTAAAGGTAAATCAGAAAAGGAACGAAGGGATATGGCTATTGCAGCCTACTTATCTGCAAAACGTGGTGGTAAACCTCAGGAAGAAGGAAGTGTCCCATTCAAAGGTCCTTATAAAAAGACAACTAAGCCAATGAGCTTTAAGCAAGCCAGAGCAACGGTAAAAAAATTAGCTAGAAAAGGAATGAAGTAATGAAAACATTTAAAGAATACGGATTACCACCATCAGCTGCAAAAGGTGCAAAGGCTCATACTAAACCTCTCCCAAAGAAAAAGCCTGTTGTTCATTTAGACAAACCTGATAGTATAGCTTCGATTAAGGTATATAAACCTAAAGAAGAGATTGAAAGAAGAGCTGATTTTCAAATGACAAAGAAAACTATGCCAGATGGTTCGGTTAAGTTTGTAAAAGCTCCAAAGAAAACAATCGAAATAGGTAAAGGTAAAAACGAAAAAGTTGATTTTTCATTGCCTAAAGTTAAGCCTGTTACAACTAAAATTGATCTGAAAGGATTGAAAAAAGCTGTTAAGTTTTATGATAAGCCTTTAAAGCAAAAGGGATATCCTGAACAAGAAAACAAAGAAGCTTCATTACCACCTCATTTACAAATATTTAATAAGCATGGTAATGTAGATCCTAAGAAAGTCTCTCAGAAAGTACATCAAGGAAAGAAAGCACCTAAATTTACTGTAACTGACGTGACACCAAAAGGTTATGGTCCTAAAAACGAAGCTAAGGTAAAAGGTAACATTTACTATAAAGTAAATATTGAAGGTCTACCTCCTCTCTATCTTCCTGGTGAAGAGGGTGTTGGTAAAATAAAGGCTGGACTAAGAAAACTTTTAAAAAGACCTGATATGGTAACTGATATGGAAAGACAAACAGGTGCTGAGGTACGTAAAGCTTTCCGTATGATGGGTCAAGGTAAAGAAGATGAACCATTGAAACACGTACGTGAAGCTATAGGTCCTGATGATGCAGATGATAAGGGTGAATACGATTACGAAGGAGAAATGGCAAAGAATCAATTAAATACAATGATTGATGCTGCAAAAGAATTACACGATATGTTAGGTGATGATGATAACTTACCTGAATGGGTACAATCAAAAATCACCAAAGCAACGGACTATATCGACTCAGTCCGAGACTATTTAAAGTCTGAATCCGAGTCATAAACAATATAGGAGAAACTATAATGGATATTATTAAGAAAATAGGCGAATGGGCTGGTGCATTATCAAACACCGGTATGATGCTCATCGCATTAGGAATTGTGATTCAAGTCCTATTTGCTGGAGTACCTGTACCTTTCGTCGGTGATCTTCATGTAATAG